TAACAAGTTTGATAAGAGTGGTACTGAAGCATTGCTTTATGTAGCCAATCCTTATAGTGGTAACCCATACTATGGTGTACCTAACTATATCTCTGCATTCCATTACATTGAGTCTGACTTTAGTTTTGGTAAGCACATTAAGAACTCTGCGGAGAATGGCTTTACGCCTAAAGTATTGGCTACCTTCATTGGTAGAAATATGAGCAGCGAACAGAAGCGTGATGAGTACAATAAGTTTAAGGAATCTTTCACTGGCCCATCTGCTGACAACTTTATTGTCTCTTGGGTAAAGAAAGAAGAAGATGCTCCTACATTCAAGCCTCTTGATGTTGCTAATTTAGACAAGACCATAGACGTACTATCAAAGCTTAACGATGCTAAAATACTCACTGCCCACAACGTTACTTCTCCTACTCTATTTGGTGTTATGGTTAGTGGAAAATTGGGAGGTACTGGAAACGAATTGGTTACGGCTTACCAAATCTTTAGAGCGACTGAAACGCTACCTAACCGAGAAATTCTTTTAGATTCTGTGAATAGAATCTTCGCTACTATAGGATACGATGGTATGGATTTAGGTATTGTAGAGCAGCAAATTAACTTGGAAAGCATCAAAGGTGCTAACACTGAAGACGTATAATAATGGTTGACGTAATTTTCATAGACGATAACTACCTGTACCAAAACTTCCCTTTACCGAAGAGAATGGACAGAGGTGCTTTATTGGCATTAATCCAATTAGAGCAATTTACCTCAATACAAGACTTGTTAGGTACTTGCCTCTATGAAGACCTTGAAGCTAAAGTATTGGCTGAAACATTAGACGTTGCAGAACAAGGGTTGTTTAAGTTAGTAAAGTACACATTAGCTATGTACTCTGCGAAGGCTGCAATATCTATATTAAGAACAGCCACTGCAACCACCAAGGCGGAGGAGCAGAAGCAAGACCAATACATCCTTGACACTATATCTACTACTGTTGATAGTAAACTATCTTACATCAACAAGCGTATCACTAACTATATCCTTGACAATGCGGCAATTAAAGCAATCGCTACTGCCGATGGTTGTAACAACGACCTCTTTGATGAGCAGGATAACTACCAAGGTGATGTCTTCTACCCTCAAGATGGTATTACGAACAAGACCTGCGAAGACGGAGGAGTAATCTACACACCATAATGGATACTACAGATTTGAAAGTTCTTTTAATCAATGCCTCTACTATGGCATTATCATTCTCCAACTTGGAGAACGCCCTCAAGATATTACTGCTTTTAGCATCCATAGGTTACACTGCACAGAAGTGGTACTTTATGAATAAGCAACAAAAAAAAGGGATAGACTAACGCCTACCCCTTCTTATTACAAGTACCTTTACAAGTACATTCTACTGGTGCATATTCGCACCACGTTACCTTACTTTGGTTCTTTTGTCTATGCTCCGAACTGCGAAGTATCCCCCTATTACCGTTACGCTTACCATCTCCCACAATCCAATCCATCTTTCGTTAACACTACTAATACCAATACCCTCAAAGAAGGTCATAAGTATTAAGAATATCATTACAGATGCAAGGGTTAGTGGTCGTACATTTTTAGAAAGCCAAGAATCGGTAAGGCTATCGGCCTGCCAACGCTTGGTTATTTCCTCTTCTATGCTCTGACGCACAGCTTCTTTCTCTTCGGGTGTAGATACGAATCTATCTACCACATTGGCAACTGCTTCCACAGCTTCCTTCGCACCCCCGGTAAATAGTTTCGTTATTGGATTTCCCATAATTAGCTACCACAGTTTTCACACTCTGGATTATCAATGGAGCATTGAGCGTTATTGTTTTTCTCGTCATTAGTCATTTCGTCTACGAAGTCAGCGAACGAATCGCTTACATCAAAATCATTTTTCATTAGTAGGTCCAGATTACGTCTTCATTCTTGCTTGGGTCATCATCAACGTGTATAAAGTTTTTTGCTACACCGATGCGATTAAATCCAGCTTGAAGAAGAGAGTTAATAATTAGATATTTTTGTGTTGAGGTGGGTGCGTAGATATCAACTGCGTGTCCATTTGTATGACTACTTCCTTTTACTCCACCAACTTTAGCATTGTGAGCAGGACTTCTATATCCGCTTGTAATCTTAAAACCAACTGCCGCAATCTTTCTTGCTTGTGCTAACTTGTTTAAGAACTCCACGTCCATATGCTCGTAGCTTCCCTTTTGGTCGGGGGAATCAAACTCACTGTACTCAAAGTACAGGTGAAAGTCACTGTTTAGATTCTTCATCATATTCTATTTTTTCGTCCCAATAAATAAACACCCACTCGGTTTTAAAATTTACATTATTCATTGACTAACTTCCTGTAAGATAGTTCTGCAATGAAAGCTGTATAGATGGCGTATAAGGGGTTAACTCCAAGGTAAGCATACAAGAGTAGGCTTGACCAAAACGAGAGGCACAGAACGCAGTTAAACGGCTTAAAAGGCAATACTCTTTCCATCACCCAACCATAAGGTTCAAATATAAACAAGAAAGAGAACATCAATCCTACAGAACTGACCAGTATCCAATCGTTATAAATCTCCATCATAATTTCTCACTTAAATAATCGTCTTTAATGTACCGCTTTAGCTTGGTAACGGCTTCACCATCCTCTATATAGGTGAGGTAACCTTTTATATTGTGACCATAAACATCACTATGGTTTAGCGATACTATCTTATTAGTCATCGTTGAGTATATAATACTAATGATTAGATTCGCAGCAGACTTTCCTTTCTCGTAGTAGTGCAAGAACTTCTCACAGGTACGCATCACAGCAGCATCAATCAATGCTTGCTTGAGTTCGTTGTTACCATCAGTAACAAATGCAGAACCTGCAACCTCTATACTGCGTTGCAATATAAACTTACCGAGTTCTTCAGTTAGCCTACCTTCTTTTTGAGAGCGTATTGCTTCCTTCTCAATTAAGACCTTGTCGTACCTCGGCATATTCTTCTTCTACTTTGTTTAGTATCGTTACGATAATTGGTAGGTAGTCTGACAACTCTATTGGTTTTATGCCCAAGTCATATCCCAATCGCACAAGTGTGACTGGCTCGTTGAGGTATACCAATGTGTCAATGACTCTGTATATATCAAGAATGATATTTGCTTCATCGTCTGTTAAATCTTCGTAGTATTCTTCAAGTAACATATCAGTAAGAAGAGCGCAGTCTATCTCCCTTCTCGGGGTCAAGTTCTGCAATTAGTTCTATGTATTCAGCCTCTCTTTTGTAGGCTTCGGAAACTTCTTCTGCTGTAGAATCTTTTCCTAAGTTAGCGAACAGTACTGCCATCTCGTGTAGGTAAAGGTCAATTCTGTTCTTAATTAATTTACAGGTTTGGTAATTTCTTTGGTTAATCATAACACTTTATTTTTACTTTGAAACAATCTTTCGGTAGTTCCTTGTCAATACGGATGTCAAGTCTTTTGTAATACTTGTTGCCATCGTCTTTAACGATACCCATAGCAACGAGAGTATCCGAGAGAAATTTTGAAACAAGAATAACATTGTCAACATCGTGGCGAGAATGGTAGCGAATGTGAATCTCATAAGTCTCACAGGTAAACGCATCATACTTTTCAAGTTCTTCTTTACAGAATTTAGAGTATTCATCTTTTTGTTTTTTACGGATTGCCCAATGCTTACCAGCATAGTACTGATTTAAGCTTGGTGGTTTAGGGAGTTCAAGGTCTATCTCAAGCATAGTTCTTAGCATTTTTGATATCCAAATATCCTACCACTTTATCAATGAACTGACGTTGATTAAAGTGTGATGTCTTAGGCATACCCCTTGTCTCCCAAATAGGTTCAGATATACTTGCAAGGTTAAATGCATATATACCATTTGGTGTTTGAGAAATGTAAACGGGTATTGTAAGGTGCTTCTTTGCTCTTGCAATAAGCTTGTCATACTTAGCCTTTTCTATAAGCAAGTCATCATAATGCTTGTTGCGGCACTTGAGTTCTATATCACACTCCAGAGAAATGGAATAGCAATCGTAGTGATTGTACTCACCTTCGGACCACTCAAGGTCTGGAATATAATTATTCTTTAGGTGTTCAAATAAGCTATCCTCATTTTTCTTCCAACTCATTTCCTTTGTCTTAGGGCAACCTTCAGTAGTATCAAGTAACCAATTAAATCTTGGACTGTATCTTCAGTCTCGTCTGTGATACCACGCATCTTGATTCGCATAAGCTTATCATCAATGCGACAACATAAGTTATCAACTGCATCACCACCTGCAAAGATACCAGCAGGGTTAAGTGCTGAATCCCCATAGGCTTCGTTCTTTAGCAGTAACAAATTTGTAACTGCCTCAGACTCTTGTAGTATTAAATCTCTTGTATCCATAGTACTAATATACTGATTCATCTAATAAGTCAACCTCTACCTTATATACTTTTTTAACATTGTCCTTTTCAATCAATAACCTACCGCTTGATGGGTTAAAGAATATATATCCAAAGCCACCCTCAATACCTGTGTAATCAGAGATGTCAACCTTGAAGATAGTATCGTTTATAGATAGACTTCCGTTAGGCATAACCTCCACCTTTTTGGCGGAGGGTACATTGAACCGAAGGAATGCCCTAATCAGTTCAGCGAATGCTTTTCTTCTATCAAGAATTAGGCTGTGGATAGGCGTATTGCTTTTCTCCTCTGCTGTCAAGTTCATAGTATCTGTTTTTCATTTTATCATAATATAAAGTAACGGTCCCAAGCTTACCTACAATCTTTGGTTTAGCCTTGACAACTGTAATCTCCACTTGGTTAGGCTCGTAAGGTACACCATTGCCATCTTCTAATCCGTAGGGGCAACGCCATACATTAACGACCATCATACCTTTACGGCTCCATTGCATACCACCTGCTATGTCATTCATCGTAGGCTTGTCAACATAGGGTACACCATTCTTGTACTTAGCTTGTTGGTGTTTAGTGTGTACAGTTACGATAGTGTGGTAGTTCTTTTCTGCTGAGTGCTTACGCACCTTTGTTAGTACCTGCCCAATAGCGATGTCATCACGAACACCGCTGGATACATCTGTTCTAATCTCAGTAAATGGGTCAACCATACAGCCATCAATGGTGATGAAGTTATCTTCTTCAATAGTCTCCACTGCTGTGTAGAATCCCTCAATGCTGAGGTCTTGTAGACCGCTGTCAATTAGGTAGAAGTGTGAGTTGATAAACTCAATAGCCTTCTCTGTTTCCTCATCTGTAGCAGTTAGATGGTCATTGATTAGGAACGGCTTACGCAGGTATACCCATAGCAGTTCTGCAAACACCTCGGTAGGTGAGCCTGTCTCGGGTGTGTACACTGCCCACTTCCAACCGCTGAACTCTGATAGGTTCATCATCAGTTCAAATCCAAACTGTGACTTACCTTGGTGCGCCCCAGCATAGATGTATGTGGTGCTACCTTTCTTAACTGAGTACTTGTCAAACAAGGAATCAAATCCTGTCCAAGCACCTTTCTTAACTCCCTCTTTGCGAAGTGTAGATAGTGAATCTACTACATCTTCTGCTTTGTAAATAATGTTTCTCATTGCTCTTGTTTTTTATTCTCCAAATTCTTTGCTGTAATCTTCCTCTTTATGTGAAAAGCTATTGCTGATTTCTTTACGATAGAACTCTTCTATGATATGGAAATCGTAAACTGCTTTACCTGTTGCTCCTACAAACGACATCATCTTGGCTATCATCTCGGGATTGCGATTGATGTGGTCAAGAGACTTGGCTCTTGTTACAAACTGAAAGGGTCTGTCCTTTGTACCTTGGTACATATTGGTATATCCGTTACCTCGCTTCTTCTTCCAAGCAAGGCGTACACCAACGTCATAAATCATTTGTCCTTCGTCACTCATATTTGTGTAATTAATTTATCTTGAGTCAAAGCATATAAATCTCCTCGCCCCAAGTTTATTATGTTTTCTTTTTTCTTTAGGTCAGAAGCATATGCAAAACCCTTAAACTCATACACTGGAAAAGTTCCAACCATAAGTGCGTACAAGTCTACTTCGTTGTTCTTCCATAGCGCACATATAAGTTTGCCTGTTTTATAAGATGTTGTCTTTACATCGGTCTTACATCCTTTATATACACAATCTCCTTTATCTGTGTTTTGATTAGTTACCTTGACTTCTAAGTCGGGATATAAATTATATATTTTACAAAAAGCTATCTCCCCTGCTATACCTTCAAGGTCTACAAATTCATTTGACTGTTCTCCTTTTTTAGCATCAACAGTTCCTTTCTCTCTGTTTATTTCGTACCTGCGCTTTGCAATATATCTTGCAAGTCTCTGTTCTGAGTCGTTTAAAGATACCTCCATCACATTTTTATTAATCGTAACCTTCTCTGATACTTACGGATAAGTAGTGCTGAGTTGGTTAGTTGGTTTTGTATGTCTTCACTCCACCCAAATCTACTGGCGTGTAGTGTTATGTTTACTTGGTCTATCATTAACATCTCCAAGTATTTCTGTATCTCTCTTATGTGCTTTCTCTTTCTTGTCATCGCTCTTCCATTTATAAATTAGATATCCGTTCCAAGCTAATACGATGAAACATCCTATGACATCTTCAAGTGTCATTCCGCATCACCAATATTATTGAGTGTACCACACTCACATATATGCAACTGATTAACTCCTATCACGATTGGGATTTGCTTGTCGCATCCCCCACAAAAATAGTTTTGTTTCATTTCTCTTTGGTGTTAAAGATTAATCGTCAGGTTTTACCCTTACTTTGTGTACCATATCGTCAGGTTTTACCCTTACTTTGTATCATTAAACATATAAAAAGGGGGGCGAACCCCCCTTTTATATCTGCTTACATATACTTAGAACGGCATATCATCCGTGTCGTTCACAGCTACTGCCTTCGGCTTTCCTGTGTACTCACCTTGGAGTTGGATGTACTTACCGCCATCACGCTTGTCCTTAATCTCAAGGTTAACCCAACCCTTCTCGTTCTTAGCGTTTAGTAATACCTCAAAGTCTTGAGGACCTAATGCTACCTTTACAATCTCACCGAACTTGGTGCTGATTACACTTGTTTTTCCAACGAATACTTTGTCGTTTGCCATCTTAATTTAATTTAGTTACTTGTTAATAGTTCTTTTAAATGCTCGTACTTCTCCTCAATTGCGAATACCTTGCTGGTCATCTCATTGATTTTGTTTAAGCTTACTTCATTTGAAGACTCATAGCCCTCAACAAATGCTTTGACCTTAGTGTACTTAATCAAGTACTTCTTATCAGCCATTCGGTTATCGTGTGAGCCGATATATACCGATACCCCTTTATGGTCAATGTTCAATAGCCTTGCTATCTCACGAACACCGTACCCATAGTCATTGAATATAGCACAGGCAATACTCTTTGCTAATGCTACTTCTTTCTTCTTGCTGTTAGACATAATGTCCACAATAGCTACACCACTAATGGTGCTTGTACCAGAGATGATTACATTCTCAAGGCTACTATATGACATCAATGTCTGCGCTGTATGGTTTGAATTCTCCATTGATAAATAATCTTTCGTAAAGGTTAATTGAATCTTCTAACTCCTGCTCACCTCTCGCAAGGAAAGCATCTCCTGCTTCGTATATACCCACCTCATATGGGAACTCTTTCTGTACAACTAAGAAGTAAAACTTATCTACATTAAAGATAGTCTTGTACAAGTATGCTTGTTGTGCATAGTTGAAGAAAGCGTTACGCTTAAACTTGTGCATTGGGTCACGAGTGGTTTTTAAATCCACAAGGTAGTTGTCTACACCATTCCAAGCTAAGGCATCAGCCTTGCCTTTGACCTTCACAATATTGCCTTGGGCAGTATGGTAGTCCATTACTCCTGGAACTTCGGGAGTAAACTCAAGACCCATAATATCTTGTACGGCATCAACCTTCATAAGCTTGTCGTACATACCCTCAACAAGGTGGAAGTCATTCTGAGTTAGTGCAATGGTCTGAGGATTCTCAGCACGGAACTCTTTGTATTCGTTCCCTCTGCGCTGACCTTCCCAACCAATGTAGTTTACCTTGTCCTCCAAGAACCTTGCGTGTAAGGCACGACCTACATCAAACGCTGAGGTATTAGGCTGTGACCATTTACCTTTGTGCCATAGGTTAAACTTGGTAGGCGATTCTTTCATTAGCTTGAGGGAACTATTGGACAGGTATTCCCTGTCCGCATAGTACACCTCATCATCATTAAACCTTTCTAAGATATCCATTACCCTAAGATTTCTTTGCGAACCTTAGCTGTAATCTTGTACTTACCCAGCGCATTCTCCACAGCATCACGCTTACCTTCAGCTACAGCAGATACCATCTTAGCCTTAATCTCATCTGTTAAAGGAAGTAGGGCAGGTGCTGATTGTGTAGGAGCAGGAGCAGAACTTCTGCCGTGGTCATTAGTTGCATCGGGGTCTTTGGTATCGTCAATAAGGAACATACCATTGAGTGCATACTTACGGGCATAGGATGAACTTGCACCGAAGCACTGTGCGATATCCATACCCTTACGATTAGGGTCAATACCTGCTTGTGCCGTTACTACTAATTGGTCAGTACCATCAGACACTATAACCATAGACTCAATGTAAGGTATACCACTTGCCAACTCAGCTACGCTATCTGAGATTTGCATAGTCAGTCCATTGGCTGCGAGTAAAGGCTTTACAGCCTCTAAGATATCCTCAGCACTGCGGTAATTGTAGTTACCGAACTTGTTACGTTGTCCCTTCGGAGCCTTTAACTCTGACTGGACTTTGATTAGGGATTTGTTTAAATTGCTCATATATAATTGAATTGATTACTACTAAATTACACCAAAATATTAATCGTTGACGTAAACATTATTAATTTTTTCCAAGACCATATCAAGTACGGACTTCTTACTCTTCTTGTTTAGCATTGAGTTTTGTAGTATGTGGTGTATGGTATCTACTAACTCTTCCTTTGTCTCGTGGCTGTTAGGCATCACATCATCAAAGATAGTTGACCACTTGTTTATCTCATCTACATACTGGACATCACTCCATTCAAGTGCATTGGTTACAACCTTTGTGCAGTGAAGTATAGTAGCGTGGTTCTTGTTTACCATTCTACCTAAGTGACTTGGACTCTGCTTATACTTTTGGTGGAGTATGAATAAAAGACATTGCCTTGCTATAATCACGCTCTCTCGCCTCGTCTCTTCTAATGGGTTCAAGTTGTATTGCGATTTGTAATTTGCTACGAGATGGGCTAATGTACTTTCCATTATCCGTTTGCTCTCCATACTTTTTTTCATTCTCATCTAAGACTCCTATTAGTTTCTTAACTCTTCTAATTGCTTTCTGCTTTGCAAGGTGTACTTGTCTCACTGTGGTATCTGTATCAGTTGCAAGTTCCTTCATAGTGGACTCACCAATCACACATTCTAATAACGCTCTGCGTTCTAAGTAAGGTAGTTTAGTCTCTGCATAATCTCTAACTACATCAAGTAGATTATCTATCTCTTTATCGTTTGATACAGCACTCTCTTGGTACTTGCTATACTCTTCGCTACCATCACCATAGGTAACCTCACTCTCGTTGCGTACCTCTAAGTTCTTCTCGTTAGCTGTAAGGGAATTGGTGTAGGAGTTAAGTATTGCGTATCGGAATGAAGACATAACGATGCCTGTCATATGCGCCTCGTCCTCAAACTCCTCATCTCTATTTACTAACCGCATCACATTAAGCACAGCTAAGTGGCTGGCTCTCTCTACTACCTCATCATTGTGGAAGGAGTATCCGTAATACTTTGCACAGAAGTGCAGGAACCTTCGGTCCGCAGGGAACCAATTGCGTAAGTCTCTCTCTGTTATTTTCATCTCTGTATACTATTATTATAATTACTAATACTATTACTTAGTAATAACCTTAAAGGTTATTACTTATAATACTATTATTAGTTATACTATTAGTATAAATGGTACTAACATACAACATAAATTGGTATTCTGCATCTATGAATTGGTCTAAATTAGAATTGGTTATTAACATCTTCATCCATTTTTTCGTTCATAACTTGACTAAGTATCTTAGTCTTTAGGTTGAGTGCTTCTACTGTTCCATCGTATCTTAGTTTAAGACTACGATATTCATTTCTCGCTCTCTCTATTGTGTCTCGGTACGTTACCATATCTCGGGTACGTGTCTTGTGGGTTTCCACAAATTGCTCAAGCTGTAGGAGGACTTTGATAAAATCATTGTCCTCCTTTACTTTGTTAGCTACCTCACCCAGCACCCAATACAAGGTGCTTAGGTCGGCTTGTATTAATAAGTCATCTTCTACTTTCATTAACTCCAACTGTATTTAGCCATAGGGTAGAAGCTATCTGAATCTTCTACCTCTTCATCATTATCTAAGTACCTCCAAAGGTGTTTATAGTTATCCCAATAAACCTCTTTATCGTTACTCTCATCTACCATATCGGGTTCTTCTTCTTCCCATATCTCTTCCGAGCTAACAATGTATACACCATAAGCATTTGATTCTTCCTCTCCTACAATGGTGAAGTCAAGGTTAGGATACATATCAATCATCTTCTGAATCACAGGTGTTGGAAAAGCCCAAGCCGTGCTAAGATTATACTCGTGTTCAAACGGAAATCCATCTACACTTATAGCTATCTCATCATCGCAATGTGCATTCCATTTAGTCCCCCAATTTGCATTGTTCCAAGTGTACCAATCGGGTAGACCATTCTTCTTGCAATACTCCTCTTCTTTATTACCCAAGTTACCTCTAAAGATATTCTCTGGCTGAGGTATGAAGTGATTGAAATCAAACTCACGACCTTCTGTATCAAACTTCTCAGAGCCTTTTACATTCTCCACGAACTGCTCTACATCTTTCTTTTCTCCGCTCACGTTTAGTGAGAAATAAAACCAATTAGGCATATCAATCTTCTTTTAAAATTCCTACTTTCATTACTGCGTTTCTATTGTGGTGCATTATCATAGCCATACGAGCCTCTTCAATACTCTCAAAGTCTTGCTTGTAGTTGGCTACATCACCCTCCCATTCTACTGTGTATCTTAGCTTACTCATAGTTCTCAATTAAAAATTCATCTGCCTTTAGGTATCTACGCTTGTTGGTTGTTAGGCGTACAATGTTATCTGGGATAAGCGAAGTGTAACGCTTACGATTATTGTCCCACACTGTAAGCACATTAGGGTTGCTTGTACCCGTTCCTTTCACGAACTTAGACACTCCGAACCGACCATTGATTTTGGTTAGTTCTCCGTTCTTCTTACGATACTCAGCACCGAAGATTGTTCCTTTGCTTTGTAGTTCTGCAACTACTTCATTGAAATACTTAATCATTCTTCAGATAATTTAATGTTATACATATTAGCTACTTTCTTCAACAGGATTTCTGTGTAATACTTCTTATCGGAAGTCATCTCTACAGTCATACCCATTCCCCATAAATAATCTATGGCATCCATACACTCTTTCTTAGTTACTTGATTTATCATTGCTCTAATTTTTCTGCAAGTTAATACTTAATTTCTAAACCACCAAAGGTATATAGAAATCTTTTTGTCTATGTACTTTTTTATTTTCCGTATCACGATACGTGGAATGTTGAGTTCAAGTAGTCAAAGACCTCATCTCTAATCTCATCGGGTACACCTACGGAATCTAACTCCACATTGATAGCGTTAAACAGTGCGTTAATCGTGCTGTCTACTATACAGTTCCTGCATACGTGTTCCGCATATTCTTCAATTTGCTGTTGCAATTTCTCTCTTGAATCTTCTGTTGTCATATGTAATCCAATCCCGTCCATTATCCTCTAAGTTTATTGATTAACTCCTCTACTACATCCTCTACAATCTCAGTAATATCTGGGTATGCACCCGTGTTATTTCTGCCTTCGTCAGTTAATGCTTCTAACTTAGCCTCTACTAATTCCTGTATTGTATCTCTGTTCTCAATCTCCTGCATCACAAGGTCAAACACTGTATCTGCAATCTCTGAGTAATCCATATCTTCCTCAAGGTCGTTCTTGATGTCATCAATATCGTAGTACGCTACATCTCTGATTCTGTCATCTATATCATACTCTGATATCTTATCCTCTAACTCGTACTTCATATTACTCACTTCGCTATCAAGGTTTTCCGCCTTGCCATCTACCTCTGTGTACTTATCTTCTAAGTAGTCCAGCTTCTGTTGTAGTTTGTTTAGTTGCACCTCTAAGGCAAACTTCTCTTCATTGATTCCTAACCAATCTCTTAATACATTTTTCATCTCTATTGTTTTTATATATTACTTTCTATATCATATCCGTATACAGCAATCAATCCCCTGTTGAACATACGTTCCAAGTTCTTATAAGGGTTTGTAGCCTTCGGTCTTTTACAATGCTTTACTGCATATGTAATCCTCACGTCATCGTCTACCTTTGTTTGGTAGTAAAATCTATATCTCCACATATCTTAATCTTCATATTCATAATCCTCAAATCTCTCATAATGGGCTGTTAAGCCCTCCCAATACTGCTCTTCATTCATAACATTTGTATTTAATAATTATCATCTAACCTCTCACCATATGCCTCGTAATCATACCTGTCCTTGCGGTACGGGTACTTAGGGCTGTCGTAGCAGGAGTAGCACCAATGCCCCGTTGAAATTCCGTAAGCATCTTGCATAAGTTCACCTTCGTTTTTATCACACCCTCTACAAGGTATAACTCTACGGGCATAGCATTCATCTCCGTATTCCATTGTGAGCATCATATCTGCCTCTACGGAGGAGTGGGCTATGTCAACTAACTTATCGTTTCCATCGTATATTTCCCATCTCATAACTTAAAATAATTATCGGTTCTCATTGCGCCATCACTTATAGCTTGGCGGTATGCTATCTCTTGAACATTATAATTGTCCATAGCTGTCTGTCTCTGTGCGAACTCGTTTATAACGATGTCCATTAGGAATTGCTGTTCGCTGTCTGTTGGGTAAAATGTCTGTTTCATTATTCTGCGTTTTCTATTTCTGTTATTTCAAATCTATGCGTATCTGCTACCTCTATAATCTCTATGTCACCATCGTACATAGCCTCTAACAAATACTCCTCACTATCCTCATTCCAAAGAGTTACCCTGCGGTTCACTCTTACTTTTACTGTGGCTTCTATCCACACGTTTCCAATCTGTTGCATATCTTTTGTTTTTACAGTTACTACTTTGCCCTCCACCATTTTGGTGGTAGTGCCATCTTTCCAATTTATCTCGTATCCTATCTGTTCCATACTTTCTTAATCTTAACCCATATTATAGCTTGGGCTTCATAGCCCTTTAATCCGAACTCTTTAGCAACCTTTGATGTCAAGGCTTCTATCCTGCGGTATTGTGCCGAAGTACAGCTCTCAACAGCGTCTACAACTCCTTCAGAGGGTCTGCTTACACACGCTCTAAGATGCCACTTATCTACAGTAATATGCTCTGGGCTGTTAAGCCCTACATTCATCGCAAAGCTATGAGTCTTAGGACTCTTTGTACTTAGTTCTATCTCACCACACAGCACCCTTACTGCCTTTACTTTGTTGGGATTATAGGTACACACTTTGACTAAAAGCGCAGCTTCTGCACCACTCTCTACAAAGGTTTTGATAAGTGCCTCAGCATCTATCTTGTTACGCTCCCACTTGTTATTAGGGCTGAGGATTGCCACCACACACGCTACAACATACGCATCTACTGCGTACTTATCGCTTATGTATTTAACGAACTCCTGTGCCTCTTTGTACCACTCCTTACCTTGAAGAAATACAAGATAATCCTCTATGCCTTGCTCTAACCATTTCCGTAGGCGATTGACTATATACAAGTCACCTACACTCACTACACTCCTTTTCATATTATTTGCTTTTAGGTGCTACAACCTCTATGTAGAACCACGTTATTAATCCAAAAATCACGAAAGGCACAAGCCAATCTCTGTTGCCTGTGAAGTACATTGTCCACACGCTAACCATACTACCTACTGCACCCACTAAACCTATGAGGTTCACGAGGGCAAAACGATACACTCTTTTCACAATATATGAATTTAAAATTAGATGCTCGGTGCGGTCTCGCTCCGCATTGCCTGTCTCTTCAGTCTCCGAGCCTATACGATACAACACACCACAGGTTCTGCGATATGTTGCGAATTATGTCCTATCTTATTGGTTACTTACCTCCTACACACAGCATAGTTAGGCGTTGCGCTCACGTTGTGGCGCACCTTACCCGTACGATAGTTTTTCATAAAAAGTGCATAGGAAGACCTCTATAGAGTTCACCCACTTCGCCTATAAACGCGCACACATATCCCGTTCCTACACCCAAAGGTAAGTACTAACCATACGCATACACTGAGACTTCAGTTACCCCTCGCCTATATGCACTAATAATTCAATAAGTCAAATAACGCTACCACCTAAAGACGTTCTCACAGCGAGCGCGGAAACTCAGACCTGCAAAGGATAGCGAGCGCGGAAACTCAGACCTACCCCTATTCCATAGGAAGCCCCAATTTAAGCCAATTGGGAAGGCTTGAACCTGTGAACCGAACGAACGGAATAAACGCGCCCTACGCGCGCACAGGTAAGGCGCGCGGCTACTTTTTAGCCTCGGCCTTGTTTTGGCGTGCAATGCGCGCCTTCACCTTGTTAACAGGGTTTAAACGCTTCAAGGTCTGAAGGCCGCCCCACACGTGGAAAGACTGCGCCTTGTATCCCTTCTTAAACGCTGCGCGCGTAGGGAATGAATTGCCCACCACCTCACGCACTGCAATAGCTAAAGGCGTGCGCTCTTCGCTGAAGTACTCACGCTTTAAAGTCCCGTACACGAACCCTAACGTTTTGGCCTCGGTCTTATACTGCGCATTGGCCAATAATACCGACTCGTGCGCCGTGCGCTCTTCCTTCGCTGTTAGCACCTTAATAGTGCGCGCTGTGCGCTGTGTTGCTGTTAGCTTCTGTGCTGTTGCTGTTGTTGTGTTGTTTGTTGCTTTCATCTTAAAAGTATTTGTGCGCATTCCGTGCGCGTTTATAATTGTATACCGGCAATGTGCATCTTTATTCCTTTGGTTTGACAAAATCGCAGGTGCAAAAAGTACATTTAGAATCATTCTAAATATAGTTTGTTGGTTATCAGTGAGTTAGGTAAATATAATTTTTGAAAATATATTTTTAAAGTGCTTCAATACAAAACGTAAAATTGGTGTGCAATAAGCGAAAAGTACTTAATGTGCTACGCCACACCCCTTAAAATTGAGTACTAAATACCAAAAAATAATTGCAAAAAAATTTGTTTTTCTCGTACTGACCGACTATGGCGAAAAAAGAGGGTAAGCTGACTCTACTGAGCGGGGGGGGAAGGGGCGGGGGGAAGGTGATTTGAAGAATGTCAGAAGTACCTTTGGGAATATTGTATAATAATAAATACTATTATTATAATAGTCTTACTTTACTCTAATACTATTATCATAATAAACTTTACTATGGGAGTAAAGTTTATTATAATTAGTTTATTATAATAAGGGGAGAATAATGAAAGACACTGAACATTCAATATTGTATATTCCCTTAGAGGCATTCTAAGAGCCTTTAATTAATCAATCTATACATACATACCAAAACGATAAGATATGTCAACTAAGGACCTTCTAATAGCCTTATTAAGCGGCACGATGCCTAAAGGTGATACCAAGTCAGAGATGTTTAAGTTTTATAACTCTATGGTGGGCAAGAGTAAATACTTTCCAAGGAGTGAGAATCCTAAGACTGCGTGTGGCAGTTGTATCCAAAGGGTGAAGACTTCTATTTGGAAATGGTATCATAGTGATGAGACAGCACCTAACTTCAGTGAGTTAGTATTTACAGGAAGATTGGGCGCACATAATATTCCATTATACAGTATAGAAGATGCCAGCAAAAAGAAATAAGAAAGGGGATGTAGTCTCGGGTCGCGGTAGCGAACTAACCACCCTTCAGTCAGAGTTCCTTGAGGGAATTAGGAACAATGGTATGGATGCATCCAATAGGATTGCAAAGGAATTGAACTACACGAACTACTACCGTGATAGGAGAACTTCGGGTACAGCTTTCCATAAGGAGTTAATGGCGATAGCTAACTCGGAGATGAGAAGCATTGAGGCAGCCAAGGGAACGAATCTAAGCGCATTAATTAAGATTAGGGACATAGCCCTTGCCAACGATGATATGAAGGCTGCTATGGAGGCTATAAAGATTATTAACGATATGCAGGGGTATAAGGCTCCTACCAAGGTGGAGCAGACCAAGATTGATATTACGGCTACGATAGATTTAACCGCTCCAGAGGAAGAGCAAGACTATTTGGATATAGATGCAGATTAAGTTATACAAACCCACTGAGCCGCAGAAGGATTTTAATCGGCTCACAAACGATGATAAGCCCTTTATCAGTTGTTTAGTTGCAGGTAGACAGACGGGTAAGACTTTCTTTATGCAGAATGATGCTGTGATGAGAGCGTTAAACAACCCTAAACACCGAATGTTCTGGGTCTCACCTATCCAAGACCAAGCCAACAAAGTGATGAAGGACATTGAGGGGATGTTCAGTGGCCATCAAGATTTGTGGAACAAGATAATCAAGAGGTATGACCGTAAGGCAAATGAGATGTATTTTTACAATGGTTCATTTATTAAGTTTCGTTCTGCTGATTCGGGGGATAACCTTCGTGGTGCTACATTGGATTATATTTACTTGGATGAGGCGGCATATATGAAGCTTGACTTTATCAACGAGGTGCTGTTGCCTATGGTTACAAGAACGGGCGGTAAGGTTTGTGCGGCATCTACTTTCAATGGTCCTAATTGGTTTTACGAGTGGTACAAGGAAGGGCAGGTAGAAGAGAATTGGGAACAGATTAAGTCCATTAAAAAGACTTACCTTGACTTGAACGATGAAAATGTTTCTAAGACTGTACTCGGTATTAAGAAGAGTATGACTAAGGCACAGTTTGACCAAGAGTTCCTTTGCCGTCCCGTGAGTGCTAACGCCTTGTTCAGTAATGTTGAGGACGCTGTTGTAGATAATTTAGATACAAGATGTGAGAGAACCTACATAGGAATGGATATTGGTGTAGCACAGGATTATACAGTGCTTACAGCGATGTCTGAGGACTACAGGGTAGTGGATATAGACAGGTTCAACTACAAGGAAGAGGGGATGGACTACGAGGAGTTTAAGGAAAGGATAAAATCCTTCTACCTAAAACACTACAATAACTTGGCTGCCGCATACTTTGAGGTAAACAATAACGACTTATTGTTTGATGACTTGACTGATGATGATAGGCTGTACAAGCTTATACCCTTTACAACCTCAGCACAGAGTAAGCCCGAGATTATCCGTAACCTCATCAAGCTGTTTGAGGATAAGGTGATTAAGATACCTAAGAACACGGACTTGATAAAGGAGCTTTACGACTTTAAGTCTAAGCGGAACGCTATTACAGGTAACCTACAATTCTCCAACACCGATGGCAAGCACGATGATATGGTTATGAGCTTGGCAATCTGTGCGTACTGCGCGACAGAAGAACAAGATGGCGGAGTAACTTTGTTTTTATGATTACATTCAGACAGCACATTAAGCTAATGAACTTTCTTGGTTCGGGAAAAACAACTGAGGATTTTATAGCAAGTTTAAACGATATAGAAA